CTACACTAAAAAAATTTATAAATGGTATTGACCCTAACACATATAAAATAGAACATATTTTTAAGGGAGATAGAGGTGATGGAATACCAAATATATTATCACCAGATAATACTTTTGTAGAGGGATTAAGACAGAAACCTTTAGGTAAAAATAAAATAGATTCGTGGAAACAAGTAGGTACTTGGCCTATTGATGATTGGAATGAAGAAATAAAAAGAAACTATCAAAGAAACTGTAAGTTGATAGACTTAGATTTGATTCCATTATATATTAGAGATACTATATATTATAGTTGGAAACAAGAAAGTGAAACAAGTAGAAGTAAAATTTTACCTTATTTTATGAAACACAGATTGAGAGAACTAACTGAAAAACTAGGAGATTTTTAATGGCATATGATGTTGTAAGACCTTTAATACACGAAGTATTAACTATGGTTAATAATGCAAAAGTAAAAAATAAAAAAATTGAAGTGTTAAGAAAGTATAAATCTGAAGCACTAAAGATGGTTTTAAAATCATCTTTTGACCCTAAAATAGTATGGAGAATACCAGACGGAGATGTTCCATTTATAAAAAATGATGCACCAGAAGGTACTGAACATACTAGATTAGAACAAGAGGCAAATAAATTATATCACTTTATAAAAGGTGGTAATGATAAATTACCACAAGTTAAATGTGAAACAATGTTTATACAAATGTTAGAGGGTTTACAAGAAGGTGAAGCAGAAGTATTAGTTTCTGCAAAAGATAAAAAATTACATCAAAGGTACAAAGGATTATCAAAACAAGTTGTACAAGAGGCATTTAATTGGGATGACAATTTTTTGAATACAACTCATAAAGATTATAAAAAATCTCTAAGGGGTTGACAAATATTTTAAATATGTTATTATAATAATTATTAATTTATATTATGAGGTATATTATGTTTTATTTTTTGATTGGTTTTATATTCAGTATTCTGGCGGCTGGTGCTGTTGATGGTGATGCCTCTCTCACAACTCTTTCCATCTGCGCCTTTGCTGGGATTGTGTTTATGAGTCTTGGTGTGTATAAAATGCATAAAGATGAACAAGACTTTTAAAACGCAAAGAGGTAAGGGGAGTAAGTTGGATTACCAGACCACTCCCCAACCTCAACATTCAGAGAGAGGTACTATGTACAAAATTATTGCATCTATTATTTTTTTTGGTTTTACATTTGTTACATTAGATGAATCAAGAGAAAGTTCAAGACAAATTGCATTTCTTGAAAAAAAACAAGAATACAAAAAAGTAATAGACTATCAACAAAAAGTTAACGAAACAGAGATTCATTGTCTTGCAAGAAATATGTATTTTGAGGCAAGAAGTGAAGGTACAGCTGGTGCAATCGCTGTAAGTGCAGTTGTATTTAATAGAGTATTAAGTGAAAAATATCCAAACACTATCTGTGGAGTTATCGAAGAAGCAAAACTTTCACAATGGTGGTTGAAAGAAAAAGGTTTGAAAAGACCAATAAAAAATATGTGTCAGTTTAGTTGGTATTGTGATGGACTATCTGATGAGATAAAAGATACAAAAACTTATCATCAACTTTATACACTTGCAAAAGAACTATTCGAAAAAGAAGATGTTATCATTGACATAACAGATGGTGCAACATATTACCACGCTACATATGTCAACCCTAAATGGGCAAAATATAAAGAAAGAACTGTTAAAATAGGAAGTCATATTTTTTATAGAGAAAGGTAGTTATGAATATATTTTATATTAATGAAGACCCAAAGATTGCATCTTTGGAACATTGTGATAAACACGCAGTAAAAATGTGTGTTGAGTATGCACAACTATTATCAACTGCACATAGATTATTAGATGGTAAAGAATTTATAGGTAAATCTAAAACTGGTAGAAATGTAAAAAGGTGGAAACACCCAGTAGATTTTATGGACAAAAATCTTATGTTAGCGTGTCATACCAAACACCCCTCTGCAATTTGGTGTAGAGAAACCAGAGGTAACTATTCTTGGTTATTACATTTACTTATGAATTTACTAAAAGAATACACATTTAGATATGGTAAAAGACATTCAGTAGAAGATAGATTACCATATTTAAATATTATTCCAAGAAACATCAATCCAGATAGGACAATAACAGAAATGCCTCAGTGTATGCCTGATTATTGCAAAATTCCTAATCAACCAATCGCAGCCTACAAGAACTACTATATAAAAGAAAAGACTAGATTTGCGACTTGGAAAAATAGGAGTGTACCATCATGGTTTCAAAAAAAGGATATTGGGATATGATTAATGAACACATAATTAATAGTGATTTAAAATACTTAGAAACAAATGATATTGAACAAACTAGAAAAGAATTAAATAAAAACTATCTAAATAAAGAAGAACTTTATAAGTTTGAAATATATCAATTACAAAAACAATTAAATGAAATGCAAATAAGAGTTAAAGAACTTAACGAAGAAATATGGGAACTTAAAAATGCAAAGACCGACTAAACTTGACAAATTATTATGGTTACTTGAGGAAGTAAGAATCGCAGATAAATTTATTGAAGATAACGGCCCAGAAGATATGGGTTATGTTCATACTGCAAAAAATTATATTCAAGAAAGAGCGAATGATTTAAAAGCAGAACTTACAGAAGAATATGGTTTTAACGAAGGTAAAGATGCCTAGATACGAATTTAAAAATAAAGAAACTGGTGAAATACATGACGAGATAATGTCGTATGAGGACAAGTTGTTATATCTAAAAAATAATCCACATATACAAACAACATTTACTGGTATGAATATTGTAAGTGGATTAAGTCGTAGTGAAATGGGTGATAGTGGTATGAAAGAGGTATTTCATAAAATCGCAGATAAACACCCAAATAGTCCTTTAGCAGAAAGATATGGTAAGAAAACCATAAGAAAGTTAAAAGCGAAAAGAGCCTATGACAAACATAAAAATCGTACTTAGTTTATTAATATTAAAATACATAGTGTTAGGATTTTTGTTGTTTCCTAAAACAGTTATGTCAGATAGTTGGATTAACTATTTAAAAAATGATTTATATGGTACACAAGAAATTACACAAGATAATAATATAATTATTGAATCACCATATCGTGCAATAGATGGTGGTAATGTTCCTATTGTTATCACAACAAAGTCTAAAAATATAGTTAAATTTACTTTAATAATTGATGAGAACCCAACACCTTGTTGTGCAACATTTAAATTTAAAGATATATTACCATATATTGAAACTAACATAAGAGTAAATGCATACACACATTTGACAGTTGTTGCAGAGGATAAAGAGGGTAATTTATTTGTCAATAGAAAATTTATTAAGGCGGCTGGTGGTTGTTCTGCAACACCATTAGTTGATAGTAATGTACCAAAAGATAAGATAGATATTATTGATGATAAATTACACTTTGAAAAAAAGAAAATACAATTTAATCACCCAAACTATTCTGGATTACAATTTAATCAATTAACCAGAACAGAAATACCAGCAGATTATATTGACAATGTTGTTATCAAAACAAAAAATGGTATGTTTGAATATGACGGAACTATTGGTATTTCACAAAATCATTACTTTACAATATATGGTGGTGAAATAAAAAATATATTATATACCGATAATTTAGGTAATACTTACGAGGAAAAATATGAGTAAAAAAGATGTCAAAATAGATGATTTAGTTTCAATCAAACCGATAACAGATAATCAAAAAGTTGTTTTTGATGCGTGGAGAAAACAAGATAAAAACTTATTTTTGTTTGGTGCAGCTGGAACTGGTAAAACATTTATATCATTATATCTTGCACTTGAACAAGTGTTAGACCCAAAAACAAAATATGAAAATGTAATTATTATTCGTTCTGTTGTTCCAACAAGAGATATAGGTTTTTTACCAGGCGATGAAGAAGACAAGTCTGCACTATATCAAGTACCATATCATAATATGGTTCAGTTTATGTTTGAACAGGCGAGTGATTCTGCATTTAAGATGTTATACGATAGACTAAAAAATCAAGGTAGTATTACATTTTTAACAACATCATATCTTAGAGGTATAACTTTAGATAATGCGATTGTTATCGTAGATGAATCACAGAACTGTAATTTCCACGAACTTGATACAATCATTACTAGAGTTGGACAAGATAGTAAAATAATATTTTGTGGTGACTTCTTTCAATCAGACTTGACTAAACTATCTGAAAAAGAGGGACTACAAAATTTTATGAGAATATTAGAAAATATGAAAGAATTTGAAGTGGTTGAATTTACAATAGGGGATATTGTTCGTTCTGGATTTGTTCGTTCATATCTCATAGAGAAAACTAAAATAGGAGTTGGAGAATGAAGAAATATATATCTGCAATATTGTTTAGAGTCTTTGTAACAACAATATTGTTTTTAATCATATGTTTTAGTATTGCAATTTCTGTATCAAAAGGTAATACGAGAGAACATATACACACAAAAGATTGTAATCACGGAAATGGTTATTATGCAAAACTTGGTTATGGTTTACAAGACGGATTAAATGGTGGTAGTAATGCATCAGAGTATGGACTTACTGTTGGTAAGAAACTAAATGATGTATTCTCTGCCGAAATAAAAACAAGATTAAAAGTAAAAGATAGTTCTACAAGTAATGACCAGAGAGTGGAATTTGCATTGATAGGTTCTAAAAAAGTTTATGGTAAACTTAGTATGTACACACGAGGTGGTGCTGGATATAAGTTAACCAGAGATAAAAGTCACGAATACTGGCACATAGAGCCTGGTCTAAAATATAAATTAAATGATGTCTGGAGTATAAAAGGTGGTGTAAGATTCAGAGATAGTTTTGACTCAATATACGAACAATCAGACATTACATATAAGGCAGGGATATCTTATAAACTTGATAAGAATAATAGTATAAGTATCGGAAGTAAATTTAAAAGAGGTGATAGTCAATATAATGCGATAGGTGTGAGTTACAAGGTAAATTTCTAGGAGAGAGATATGTCAAAATTAAGTGAAAATTTCACAGTTGCAGAATATATTAAATCACAAACTGCAACACGACACGGAATAGATAATTCATTGAGTGAAGAACATTTAGAAAATGCAAAAGAACTATTTGAAAATGTTGTACAACCAGTAAGAGAAAAGTTTGGTGTAACATTGATTACATCTGGATATAGAAGTCCAGAACTAAATGCAAAGAT